CTGTACCCTTCCGAAAGGCTTGTTCCCCGCCGAGTCACCGCATTACCGAACTCATCAAGGTCAATGTTCTTGCCCTCGGCATAGGCATTCTCTGGAATCAGGTTTGCGCGGGAAGCACTGGTCTGACCACCCACAAAGCTGTTGTTCCCGTCCAGAATAATCGGGTCATCCAATACTTCATTTGATAAAACAGGCATTAGGCTACGAAATCATCTCTTGACCAGTGATCCACGACAGTCGGGATAATGAAACTTGTCTTGTCCTGCTGCACGTTGTCCAGATCACGACAGATTTGAAGCAGATTCGCTGCTTCGGAAAATTTGGTTTGGGCTTTTTGATATTGCATGGAGCGTTCCAGCATATCGCCAGTCGCGTAAGCCAATAAAGCGTTCTCCGCACCGTTAATGATGGGACTGTCCGCATCACCCATCGCCACGAACTTCAATTTGCCCAAGGCATAGAGTGTTCCAGCAGCCTTGGGTGTCGCGACTGGCTTGATTCGGCAATACCCGCTGCCGTCCGGTGGCAGGGGAACAAAGTTCTGCGGGTTGGCCCTGCGTTGAGTGGTGTTGTTCCACACATTAGGGTCTAGCTGGAAGAATTGAACCCAACTCCCCCCAACACACTCCAAACCATCCGACTGCCCCGTTTCAGTGAATCGCACAGCAACGATGAAGTCCAGTTTGGGTGCTGACGAGGCTGTCGTGGAGGAAGTTGGGTAATAAAATATGGAAGGGTCATCGGATAAGGTAATGATTTCATCCTCTGCCGCAACAGCAGTGGAAACCACACCCATGGAATTAGTCCAGAGAGACGCTTCAAACATCATCCGGTAACGGTTGTTGATGAACTGCTTGCAAGTCGTCACTGACGCACTTTCAGTGTCGCTCATCTTCGTCGTGATTTGATCTGCAAGTTCAGTTAATGTCATCAATTACCCCTCTCTATCTCTGCTTCCAATTCGGCTATGGTATCCAAAGCCTCGGAAACCCATTCAGGAGCCGCCAGTGTCGCCGCCCGAAACTGCGGGTGAGATATCAGTCTCGCCCCGCTGTCCAGACGAGGACTCAAGCACCCCGTCAATAGCAGCACGATTACGATTGCGCTTGTCGCCCAACCTTTCCAGTGCCGCCTTGTCATCCAACTTGTCTCCAATTCTTTCCACGGCTTCCACCAGCTTGGGTAGAGCCGCTAAACCCCTCAATGCCTCCAAGATCATTTCTTGGCTGCATACTCCTTCATCGCATCCACAATCCCCTGCCCCCCAATGTAAGCGGGAACAATTATTATGACTGCCCCGATTACCTGCTCTGACAACTCCGGTGACAGGTTCAACCATTCAGTGGCCATGACAGTTAACAAGCCGCCAATAGCCATCCACAGTTTCCGTGACTTTAATTTTTCCTTCATTCTTTAGTAAGTTTAATGATTTTAAGGCAACTCCAGATACAGGTGAGTATCAGAAGCATTATCTTCAGGATAAGCTCAATGTCTGTCAGGGACACGGCAGCGAGAACGCCACCGTTAACCCCGAACATTTTAACCCATTCGCTTATGTCAGTCATTTGCATCCACCCTATCCATCCTGTTTAATAAAAGTTTCCTTACTTTAACTTCACCGGATCGTCCGGCGGGAAATCGGCTACCTTCGCTTCCTGCCAGCTAAATGGCTTCGGAGAAGGGCGCAGCTTTGCAGCTTCAATCTGCCGATCAAGCGAGTCCTTGAACCCGTCTGACTCTGCAACTGCATCAGCAATTTCAATCGCCCATTCCTGTGTAAGGTCTGCGAACGGAATGAACCCAGAAGGATCAGGCGCGGCTAATGTGTGCATAGTATCAATGTATGCGGCATTACCGTTCCCGTCTGATGCAGTCATTCCACAGACCAATTTTACAACCACGTTATCTAGGTTGTCCTCGTCTTTGACAAGCGGCTCCAGCCGTGTCCAATTGTATGTGTTTGGCATAAGATTACATTAAGTTGCTGTTATTTGTAGTTCTGCCGTTACATCGGCGTCAGTCGTACCCCAGCTTGTGAGCTTGAGGACTCCGTAGGAGGTTGCTGCGACTCCAGTGCCAGAGAGGGATGTACCCAACAGTTTCCATGCAGGGATGGAGGAGGGGGAGAAGTCCGTGTAGCCGCTTGTGTCGTTTGAGAAAATCCGTAACTCAATTTCCTTCCCAGCCGAGAGATTGCTGCTTGTCAGCGCGTCGCAAGTTCCCGTGTATTCAAGTGTCTGATGCTTTGTGCCGCTAAAGTCTATGGCCACTGACGATGCCTCGGACAAGGCAGTGACTCCGCTTGAGCCGCTTGCTCCCAGTTGAACATCCGTGCCAGCGTCATCAGTGAAATACAGGGTGTTCGGCGTTCCCGTCTTAACCCAGATTTGTCCGTAAGCAGCCGTATCAGTGTCAGCCGCAGCTTGCTCCTTGAGGGTAACTGCGCCTTCCACGGTTAGCTTTGTGACTGGAGACACGCCGAGGCCAACATCTCCAGTAGCCAGTATGGACATATTGACAGTACCTTGAACGTCATTGTCCATCTCCCCGAAATGCATTCCCCGTCCAGCATTACAGGCTATAATGGTGTCCCCTATTACCGTTCCCGGCATTCTTGTTCCGGCCACACTCTCAATCAACCAATGCGACTGATATGTAGAGCCATCCTCCAACTTAATTCTCGGATCAGTGGCTTTTTTAACCTGCAAAGCGTATGCAGGAGCTGCGCCGCCAAGTCCGATGCCGACGTTTCCTCCCGCCGTAATCCGCAATCTCTCAATCGGGTCACTGCCATCTTCTGACTGGTTCCTCACTCCGAAGATCATATCTTCTGCCCGTGAACCGCCTGAAACATTCATCGCCTCAACTCCAACGTAAGAGCCGTACTCGGAGGCACTCTGCCATGCAGCATCAAATCCTATCTTTAACTTGTCACCTACCGTGGCATTTGTATTTCGCAGGACTAACCCAGCTAAATCTGTGCTGGCTCCATAGATGTTTACGGGGAAGTTCGGAACTGTGGTTCCAATGCCGACGTCGCCTCCCGTGTCCACGGTGATACCGGAAACAAATCCGCCGCTGCCATCAAGAATACCGAACTTTGCGTACCTATCGCCAGTCGCATCACTCCTTTTCATCAAGATGCCGCCACCGTAGCCTCCGCACCAGATGGTTTTCTCCGAAAGATTCGTGTCCAGTGACAACTTCCCAGCCAATATATCAACATTTCCACTGGTATCCACCGAAACCCTTCCAACCCCGCCATCGGCAATTATGAACTCGCTACTGGTTCCAGTTCCGATTTCCCACGCATTATAACTGGTGGCATCAAATTTAATTCCAACCGAATTAGCATCAGTAATCTGAATAATCTTTGCGAAGCCAATGTCACTACTGGGAGCCGTGGTTCCGATTCCCAGCCTGAAATTCGTCTCATCCCAGAAAAGCTTATCGTTGTCCTGCGACAACTGGTTGGACGAGTTCACAAACAGGACTGACCCTGCTGTGCTGCTTCCAATGGAGGTGCTGTCTATGGTTACTGTGGCACTTACTGTCTGCCATGAACAGGTTCCATCACCGTCTGCTCGGAGGTACTTGGTAATCGCCTCCGGCCCCGTGGACTTTAGCTCTGTGCCTTCAAGATCAATGTAAGTCCCGTCAACCGCAGTTCCCTGCCAGACACCCGTGCCAATCGTTCCTACCGTGGTAAGGTTCGCGCAAGTCGTAATCGCAGCTTGGGTAGCACCCGTCACTGTGGCCGCTGTGCCGCTCACGTTGCCCGTGACATTGCCCGTCAACGCTCCCGCAAAAGCCGTGGATGTGACGCTGGACAACCCCGTGATTGTCGTGTCCAGATTAAGCGTAACGTCACCGCTGCTTCCGCCACCGTTTAAATTCGTTCCAGCGACTACGCTCGTAATATCGCCTGTCTCCGGTGTGTACCATTCCAAGGTTCCCGAACCATCAGAAGTTCTCAACGCCTGACCACTGCCACCAACAGCAGCAGGAACCGTGAGCGTGTAAGTCGTAACAGTTGCAGGGGTTCCAATCCCAAAGTATTCGCCGCCAGCATCATCTTCCAGACGCAAGTCACCCGCCATAGTGGTGATGCCCGAAACAGTCAACGTGCCAGTTGACTTGACCTCTCCCGTGCTTAACTGAAGGGCGAAAGTGTTTCCCGCATTGCCATCAGTCAACGCAACCAATGTCGCCCCGTTGCCGCCACCTGACGGCATGGCAAGGAGTTGGTCATACGAACTCGCAATAGTGCTTCCCGTTAAATCAGCCATCTAAAACCCCCATGCTTTCTTAATCTGTTTGGTGGAGAAAGTTGATTGGCGCAGGAACCTGGAACCCTCCTTACACTCCAATCCGTAATAGCCTTCCTTGACCTGATCCTTCTGCGGCTTGATACCCACAGCCTTTCCGGGCATGGCAAAGCCAGACGGCCCATCGGTCTTCGTGTAGACAACTCCATCCACATCTATTGTGGAGGTTCCTTTCGGAACCAGACATTCAATGATGTTTCCCCTGTTGTCCGAGAAATCAAAGAGAGGCATTAATACCCCTCCTCCTTGTCTGCCGCCATGGCAGCTTCCAGAAGCTCGGCTCCCTCAACATCTTCCATGGGCATTGCCTCTTCCTCATGGGCAGCGTATTCAATGGGAACTCCTCCTGCGCTTTTCAAGTCAATGGTGGCTATGCCCCCCTCAACTCCAGTTACCTCACCGGCAACTTCATTCAGCACAACAGTATCGCCCACTTCAGGAGCAACTTCTTCGCCCTCGCCGTTTTCATCAACAAGAGCCTCTATTGGTAAATTAATCATTTCACACCCCTCCTTTTGGGATTTCTTTGACGGTTTAACACTAGAGCCTGTGGGCGGGGGTTTCCCCCCACCCACGGCAATAATAATGGTCATGCCTTTCTTATGGGCCATGACTTGTTTGGTTAAGCAGTTGAAGCCGTCTTGCTACGCATTACGACGTAGTAATTCGGGTTCAAGCGCAATGTCGTCCAAAAAGTTTTGAACGAACAGGTCGTTAGTTGGTTTAGCGGATCACTTTTGTCAGCCGTGTCAACAATCTCAACCTTGGGGCTGAACGGAGACTGACTTGATAAGTCAGGACAACCGTAAGCCTCGTCACCAAGGAATAGTGTCGCATGGATG